CAGAAGAACTAGTTCCTAAAGAGAAGGTGTTGAACTGTAAAAATATTGAAGTTCAAAATGCTTCAAGTAGCGATGTAGGCGAAATAAATGATTTCATTAATATGTCGTACAGTTATTCTAGCGAGATTAATCCTGTTTATTCGGCTGGGAAAACTGTTCCTGACAGAATTTATTTTGGCAAAAAAAATGTCTCTATGGGGCTAGAAGTTGATAACCCTACAGGGCATGTTCCTTTTAGCGGCGCTGATTCCAAGTTTACAATAAAGTTATTTAATCATAGTGATGCTAACTCTCAAGAGAGCTTTAGTTGTTTCGGCGCTTTACAAAGTAGGTCAATTAGAACTTCTGTAGATAACAAAGTATCTCATCAACTGAGTATAGTTTCAAACGCTACTGCAATAGGGACTTTAGTAGCTGCTACGATTACTCCTATAGCGAGGCCCGTGTTTAAAGATGATGATGGAAATGAATCTATTCCAATAAATCAACCAGTAATATAACATGTCTTCATTTTTTCCAAACTCAGGATTTTTATTAAGCGGCACTAATTTGACCGAGGCCAGCCATATACTCTGGGGGCCTACGAGAATAAATAGTGATAGATTAATTTTTGAAGGCACGACGGGAGTCAAAGGAATCGTTCCTGCTTCCGCAGCTTCTCAAGATAAAATTTTTATCATAACAAATGATGGAGAAGCAAAAGAAATATTAGGAACGCAGCCAACTATAACCTTAGCTTCGGGAGACGCTATTAAAGTAGGCGATTTAGAAAACGCTAAAGCGGCAGCGGGAGACATAATAACTGTAACAGGAGAAAACTTTTTTAGAATAACAGATGTAAATTTTGGGCAAACACAAGCTTCTTTTACAGTTCGGTCTCCTAGAGAAATAGAAGTCACTGTTCCTGCGGGGGCTGAAGCCACAGGGATTAGCGTGTCTTCTTCAATTAGACCTAGTCTTTCAAATTTAAACAGCGGTATTTCTTCCAACAATTTCGTAGCAGTTCCCCAAGTCGTTTCTGTATCTCCTCCTTTTCAGGTACCCGGTCAGCCTATAACAGTCAGTGGAAGCAGTTTTGCTAGCGTAACTGGAATTAGATTCCCAAATAGAGCTACTGGAGAGGCTATATTTAATTTGTCAGAAAATTCTTTTCAAGCAAATGTTCCCACTGGTAAAACAAGCGGCCCTATAGCTTTGCTATTATCTGACGGGACAGCAGATACGGGCAATGCAGAGCAGGCTTTTGTTTCCCATTTAGCTAATATAGAAAGAATAGTCCCGGCATCTGGAGTAATAGCAGGGAACTTAATCACCCTAGAGGGCGAAAACTTTTTTGAAGATATATTATATTTTAATTCTGGCACTAACAGAGTCAAAGTAAAGATAGGTGATGTAGATGTAAATGAATTTAAGATTATAAATAATTCCTCAATAAGTGGACAGGTCCCTTCTTCTATAAAAAGGGGAGACCACACAGTTTCATTATATAGTAATAATAATGATATATATCCGTCTGGAGTGACTATTAACGTAACAGGAGCCACTCCTTCTGTTTCTGGCACAGATTTAGAATATGCTTTAACTGGGGAAAGAATAAACATAACAGGTAAAGAGCTTCTGCAAATAAATAAAGTAACTCTAACTAGAAAAGATATAACTGGAGTTTCTATTGATGTCACAGGAAGCGGTATATTGAAATCAAGTTTTTCTGACAGGCTTGGAATAAATATTCCTACAGGTCTTCAGTCCGGAGGATTTGAGTCTGGAAGAAACTCGTTTTTTGTAGACGTTTCCGTTAGCGGGCTTTACGGAGCTTCCGCAACTTTAGAAAGCGGTTTCTTTGTTCAAGGGAATCCCTTTATAGAGTCTTTAGAAGGAGGGTTAGGTTATAACAGACAGCCAAATTCAACAGGCACTTTAACTGGATTAAATTTAATTAAAAACTCTGATATAATTTTTATTGATGCAGATACTGATAAAGTATTGACTAAAACTAAAGCTACTGGCGTCACTGGAAGCGGAAATTATACTACTGAATCATTTTTTAAGTTTCCTCCAGAAATTGATTCCACTGGCATTAACATACAAGTTAAGAATTTTGCTGGAACGAGTAACCTACTTCAAAATGTTCCTGTTTGGAAGAGGCCAGTTATAAGTGGGTTCTCTCCTTTATCTGGAGCTGAGGAAGATACTATAACAGTTAGTGGATTTTTTAGCGGACTGCACAGCTCTAAAGTCAAAGTATCAAATTTAGCCGTAGACGATTTAACAACTAATGGCACGACCGGAATATCTTTTAAAATTCCAACAGGAGCATTAAGTGATTTTGTTACTATTATATCTAGTGGAGGAAATGTAGAGTCAACAGGCAAGCTTTCTATCTTTCCTAAAAAACCGTTAGTCTCCGGAATCTCTCCCGCCATAGCGCCCGGTTTGACTTATTCCGTGTTAGGAGAAGGAAACAGAGTAGATATTTTTGGAGATAATCTAAACTTAGTAAATAGGGCGATAGCTTTTGATTCAAATGGAGGAGAAATAAATCAAGATACTTTTGTTTCAAAAAATGCAAAACAAATATCTTTAAACCTGCCTACTAGAATCGATACTGTAATAGATGAAACAGGAACGACTTTAAATGCTGTTAACGTATCTAGCGACGTCTCTGGAGTCTTTAAATTAAGGGATAGGTTCGACAGAGTAACGACTGGCACAGCCAACTTTAAAATAGTGAAGTTCTCTGGAGTTTCTAACTCGTACCCAGTTTTTAACGAAGAAATAACCTTATCTGGCAAATTCTTTTCTGGTTTAAATGCTTCTTTTCAGAATGAAACAGGTAAAGTTATATCTGGAGAATTCCAAGAGACAATTTCAACTACTGGAGCAGGAGGAAGCCTTTTAAATGAAGAGGGTTTTTCTGTCAAAGTAAAAGTGCCGAGAGGGATAGTATCTTCTCCTATTTTAATAAGCGGTAATAATAATTCTTCAATTTTAAATACTACTGGTAATATATTTCCGCTTGCTACTATAACAGGAATTAGCGGGAATCATGCAGACGTAAATAAATTACATGTAGATAGAAAAATAAGAGTTAGCGGAATCAACTCTATTGGAAGTTATTCTTCTGGAGACAATGTCATTGGAATTACGGGAGATGGCAAAAGCGCGTTCTTTTCTATAAATAGTTATTCTCGAACTACAGGCGAGGACGGCGAGAATCTATCTGTTTTTGATTTAAATGTAGGCAAGAACTTTTCTGGTAGCGGCCAGTTTTTTATAATGAATTCTTGGGAAGATTATAATTCTTCTGGATTTAACTTCTCTTCTTCTAAGACTCATGATAACATAAATAAAATAATAGATAGTAATTTCTATAATATAGTTTATCCAGCTCCAGTTATATCTGGGATTTCGACAGGGTCAAAATTTAACGAAAATACGACAGGGTTTATTAGTGGAGACAACTTAACTTCTGTGACAGGACTTTTCTTGTCTGGAAATAATACCTTGTTTTCAGCTACTGGCTTCGAAGCGGTTTCTAATACTCTGATAAGATTTACTCCTCCTTTTACGAACCTTGCTACAGGCTCAGGAATATTAGTTGTTGAGAGTCCGTACGGACAGGGAACAAGCGAAGCTTCTGGAGGAGCTATAACTATAATTCCAACAATAGGAATATCTTCGTTTCCAAACAGGGCTGGCAGCTCTTTTGGTAAGCCAGAGGCGATAACTGGCGAGTCTTTAGATATGACAGGCTCTGGTTTTCTGGAAACTAATACCGTTGAATTTAATGCGCCGGATAAATCTGTAGAAGCGAGCTTTACAATTTTATCTGACTCTGGGATATCGGTTACTATTCCGCAGGGGATTACAGAAGGGCAAGAAGTTACCTTAAGTATTCAGGGCGTATCGGGAGATACTTTCACAACTACTGATAAGTTTACGATAATACCAGATAATCCAGCTATAGAATTTAACGTTGTTAGCGGTAGGGCCGCGCCTGTTAAAAGCGACTCTACGAGAACTTCTATGTTCACAATAGTAGAAACTATAGGAGGAAGTGATTACTATGTCACTAAAATGATAAATCCAGACGGAGACGAAGTTATTTTTGCTACTGACAAGGTAAGCTAAATAGCATAAAGCCGCCCTAGTAATGGTTTGAAATACTTCTAGAGTATTGACACTATGAACTAGGTGCGGCTTTACTGTTGTCTAATAAAGATATGAAATACCTCTAGGGTATTAACTGATTGAATTAGATC